CGTTAAACTTAAGTATCCTTCTCAAGCCGCGCTGTCTTTAGCAGCGCGGTAGTTGACCAACAACTTCTGTTTTATTCTTGCTTTTGATACCAACACATCTTGATCCCTGGGACTCCAATCACCACAACATCCAATCATTTCTGCTAACGCAGTATCAATTATTTTTGTCTCATCAACAAAAAAATTACGATGTTTCATTTCATCTTGAATCAAGATGAATCGGTCTTTCAGGAATTTTAGTTTATCTAACCAGAAATTCATGTGACCTGTTCCCAACACAAAGACGGGAGGAATATCTCGTTTAAGAGCAATTCCCTTTTTAGAGAACTTCTTTTGAAGTAATGCAGGAATCATTCGCAATTCCCGTTTTTCGGCAATCAAGTGTTGATCAGTGAGATGGGTGGGTGAAACCAAATTGAGACGCATTGTTTTCCTCAGTTTGTGTAAAAAACAACAACGCAAAAATAACACACTTTAAACCCGATGTCAACTACTTTTTTTACTTATAGTCGTTTTTTTCAAATACCTGATCGAAGTCAGTCCGTTTTATTGAATTTCTTATGGAACGATTTTTGATAGCTTCATCTTTTAATTTTAAAACTAAAGTGGTTGATAATAAATCTTTAATGTCTTCTTCGTCCATGTTGTTTTCTTCCATAAAAACAATCAACGTATCTAAGTAATTATCAGCATGATCCCTTTTGTTTTTCTCAATCCATAACTCTAAAGCTTCTTTGGTGAAGAACTCATCAGTCATGTTTCAGTCCTTCTTGTTCTAAAATGGGTAGTGTATTTTGTAATATGTTAAATAATTGATCAGAGATATTAAATCGAACTCTGTTCTTTTGGAGAGAATCAAACACATTCCCATTTTTTGTTCGTAAGGAAGCAGCTTTCCAATCACAAATCATCTCAATTAAATCTATTAAATTCATTCCATCTATTCCCTCTTTAAAGTATTCGGGGTGATGGCGATTATTTTGATAGTGATGAAGAATACAATCTTCCATCTCAGCTAAACAAACAAAATAAGCAGGTGATCCATACTCCAGGTGTTTTAGTTTAGGAGTAAACAATGCAAAGACCTCCATTTCTGGAGTCTTTAACTTTGATTGATCATGGTCAATCATTCGTTGTAACAAGTGTTGTTGTATTTTGTTTAACAGGGTAGACACTTGAATGATGTGATGAAGTGTATCAAAATGGGCTATTTTTTGTTCGGGTGTCATCATTCGTTTAACCTCTGTCAATCTCTGAAATGCTGTTTAGCTGATGGATATTGGGACTTTAATCGTCCCAAGACTCCTTCTTTAAAATCTTGGGGAACTCTCCGTCGTGCAAACAGCGTTGCATCCCGCACAATGTAGGGACTGGCAATCAATCGTTGAGTTTCCTGACTACAAAGGGGACATGATGGAGAAGGGGCATTCATTGACATCAATTCTTCAAACACATGTTGGCAGGATTGGCACTGATAATCATAAAGTGGCATTTGTTTGTTCCTGTTCAAGCAAAAGATGAAACCGTTTTACTCGTTCATAAAAAGAATCTAGATGATCAACCACATTAAATTCTTCTATTTGTAAACGACCATTCTCAATAGAAATAATGATTTTTCCTTTGGATATGGGAAGATTATAGCGTTCATACACCATTAACGAATACGCAGTGATTTGATGAAAATAATCTTCTAACCATTCTTTACGTTTAAAACGTTTAGATGTTTTAAGATCACCCAAAATCAATTCATTGTTGTTGGTCAAATACAACAAATCACAAGTGCCTGCCAGTTGTAATCGCGTAGAAAACAAAGATAATTCCAATCCACGCAAGGTATTGATTTCTGAAGAAAGGAAATCAAACACTTGATTGAATCGAGTTTGTTCCTGGTCTGAAGAAAAAGAAACATCCTTTCCAAGCAACGCATTTTCGATCAGGGTATGTAACGATGTTCCCTTTTTCGTGGCTTCTTGAGAAACCCGATCAGCTTCTTTTTTACCTACTCGTTTTTTCCATGCTTGGAGTGTTTGATTGTCATTAGTTTTAGCCAGCATAGTTGTGACTGAATAGAACGCACTGCCATTGACTTCATAGAGCCGACCTTGAGGACGATCAACCCGGGCTAGTTTGATTTGAGGTAAAAGATCAAGAATGAACATGGTTTATTTTTTCTTTAAGAAAAAAAGGATAGCAGTTTATAAAGGGCAAAGAAAAACCCAAAAATAAAGGAATAAAAGATAATAGAAAAAACAATAACGGCAGAAGAACCAGTGATGCAATCTAAAACTATTTGTTGCAATTCAATTTTTGACATTTTTAAAAAATCTCTCTTTTTAAAAAAATACCCCTGAATTTAGGGGTATTTTACTTGAAAAAAATTGGGATGTCAACTGTTATTTTTTAGTGTTTCCATACCCTTAGTGGCTGTTCTATTTGGTATTTCTGGCAAGGACCAACGTTTATAGACATCAATTGCCTTTTCGTTACCTGGAATGGGACGGGCCGAATCAGCAGAAAATTCTTGATTCATGATGGGTTTAGCAATAAACTGTTTTCCTTTAATTAAAGGATTCAGCACATTCCTTAACGAAGAAAATTGAGTGATTGCTTGATCTTTATTTTGAACTGGTAATTCAAATAAAATTCCATTGTCCAACACTACATTTGGATCAAGTTGGTTATCATCTCTCTTACTGGTTAAATTGATAAAATAAAATCCGTCCTTATCTGAATGCGCTTCTAACAACGCAACACTATCTAATCTCCGTTGAGTATCAAATCTACCAAAGTAGATAAAATATCGTGGAGTGTCTTTGGGGTCGGTTGATGATAGTTCATCTGGAGTTTGATTCTCAGCATCTTCCTCAAATAAAAATTCTAGTAACCCTTTACGCTTCATTGCTGTTCCTTTTAAAAAAAATGAAAAAGTATTCGATTGTTATTTATAGTTTAAAAATTTATAAAATATAAACTATAAATAACTTCATAAATTTACTATTTTCTTTGATCAGAGATATATTGTTAAAATAGGATAACAGACACATGAAAAAGAATTACATTAAGTTTTTAACTGAAGATGATGTTATTATTGAATCTTCTGAAGATGAAAAGGATGAACCAGAAGAAGAAGATGAGGATTCCGAAGAAGACGAGGAAGAAAATAAAGAGGAAGAAGATCAGTCCGAGGAAGAAGATGCCGATTTATCTGTTGAAGATGAACCACAACCAGAACCCCAGGAAGATGATCAGGAAACTGACGAATCCGACTCTGAAGAAGTTAGTGAAACTGATTTTATTGATGAGATTGTCTTTATTGATGATAAAACATATCAAAAGGTTCCTGATGCTGAGGTTGAAGCTGCGTCAACGGAAGAGGGGATTATGTTCATCAATGGAGTCCCCTACCGAGAATTAGATTCTTCTTCAGAAGTGAATGATTTAGATGTTGAAGATGATACAGAAAAAGATACCGAAGTGGGTCTTTATACAGTAACCCCCGATGAAGAAACTGATGATGTAAATGTCATCAAGACTAAGATTGTCGAATCCCAAGACGGGGAGAAAAAAAAAAGAGGACGGAAACCTAAACTCGGATGAACTTGAGGCTCTTTGTTCAATAAACCAGGAACTATTTAGGAGAATTTATCCCCTGAATGGTTCCTTTAATCCTTATAATGTGATGAATGTTATCAAGGATACACTGTTAAACAAAGCCCAAATGTACTTTCCTGATTTTGAAATAGATTCATCCCACAAAGAATGGGTTTATGATGTTAATTTAAAAGATACCACTGATCAACACCGAAAATGGATTGCTCATGTTGAAATCTCATTAAATGATAATTCTTCATACAATTACAGAATAGGTGTGTTTTCAAAGGAATTGCCGGTTGAATTTTAAAACAATTTCTGAGGTTGCAAAGCCTTTTTATTTAGGAACAAAAACAGAAACATCGTTTAGGCGTGATATTTCTTTATTAAAGTTGATTCAAAAACAATTAACTCGATATGAGAAAAACAAGACATTAAACATACGTCTTTTGTTAAATAACATTATTCTGTTCTTTAATGTCTTTATGACCAAACCCGGTAAAGAAATGCTGTTTTTATTTATTTGTCCTAAACATCACCCTATTGTAAATTCAGTGCTTTATCATTTAGATTTTTTAACAGAACAAGAAATGGAATATGTAATGATGGATCAGGTTGTTTTTTCAGAAATTGATCAGCTTCTTAATCCCCATTCTTAGAAAACCAAGGAAGAGTTTAGCTATGAAACGTTATTTGGAATTGTTTTTAGAACAGTTGAATGAAGAAGAGGGTGAAGGCGGAGAAGAAGGGGAATTTGTCCATGATGAACCCACATCCAAAGTTCAAAACGTGGTTTCTGTATTTGATTCACCTAAATCTGTCATGACCCCTTCCCGCAAAAAGTATTATGTTCGGGTTATTTCTCAAGATACAGATCGTCCCAAATCAAAAACTTCAAAAAATCATCTAAAAGAGATTGAATCCCGCCATAAGAAATTTATGAAAGAATTAGAGGAGCGAGAAAAAGAACGTATCCAATCTTCTTTAAAAACGTTTTTTGCTTTTCAACACCTTTACACCATGCCTAAAGAATACAAACGCAGTGTTCAGGTTTTAGAAACTTATATAGATTCATTTTAAGAACGAGAACCATGTCCACTAATCCTTTTTTCTATGAAGATTCTGCATCGTGTGAACAAGCCTTGTTAAATGATTTGATCGTTGAAGACATCCAAATCAAGGGCAAAAACTGTTTTTATGTAAAAAAGACGTTTAATAACATTGACCAGATTTTGGGTGAAGATGCGTTAATGTCTTTTGAAGATGCGTATCCCATCGAAATGTACATAGAATCATTTGATGGATTCTCAGGAGAAGGACAGTTTATTTCCAAGTTTGGTTTGGAATCAAAGAACAAGATTACATTTATTGTTTCCCAGACTCGATTTGAAGAAGAACTGGGACCCAATTACCTAAGACCCCTAGAGGGAGATTTAATCTGGTTGCCCATGATCAAGAATTTCTTTGAGATTCTTTATGTTGACGACAATTCCCCTTTTTATGTGTTGGGCAATAAATTTGTTTATAAACTGTTTTGTCAGACATGGACTCATTCTTTTGAGAAGATTGAAACCCATGAAGAAATCCTAGATACCTTTGGACAACAACAAAAAGAAGAACCTGCATTGAGAAACAACGAGGAATTCCTTGATTTCAACAATGCAAACATTTCTTCAAAAAATATCTTTGGGGTAACCATTCAATAGATCATGTTTCAACAACACTTTTATCATGAAACGTTTAAAACAGCCATCAAGATTTTCGGTAAAATGTTTTCTAACATCACCATTTTACGAAATACCGAGGTTGTCCCCGTTCAAATCAATTATTCCCAAAAAGATAAAATTCTACAAAAGTATGCGACTTGGTTAGCGGGGTCTGTTGAAGATCAGGCCAATGTCATTCTACCCAGAATGGGATTTGTGATGGGTGATCCTCAGATTGATAAGAATAAACAACTGAATCGGTTGCATCGGGTGTTCCCCCCTGGATTGAATAAAACCCCTTCTTCTTTTAATGCAATCCCAATTCAATTACCCTTTACCCTTTCAATCATGACAAAGAACATGGATGATATGTTTCAAATCATCGAACAAATCATTCCTTTCTTTTGTCCTGAGTTTTCTTTAACGATTAACGATATCCCTACTTTGAATCACCAAACTGATTATATCTATTGGTTAGATTCCATTGCTCAGGAATCAGATTCTTGGGATTCTACGTTTGATGATCGAAGATTGTTGGTGTGGACTCTCTCTTTTATTTGTGATTTACAACTCTATCAACCTGTTCAAGATTCTAAATTGATCAAGAAGATCATCATGGATGGATATGCGGATATTTCTTTAGAAGAATTGTTATTCAGAGATACATTAGAAGTTGATCCCCAAACTGCCAATGCCACTGATGATTATGAATTGATTACTACTTCGGATGAACGATAATCATGGCTACTTCCACGCCCACTCCTACTCCCACTCCTACTCC